CTGCAAAAACAGGCTGATTATGTACTGGCGGTTATCACGGACAAGGTTTCTGAAGCAGTGGGTAACTGCGGAATCATGTTCAAACCAAACGGAAATAACGTGGATTACATAGATCCGGGAAACTTTGCACCGACAGAGACAGATAGCAACGGAAATATTCTAGGCTGTGTATTTCAGAGCCAGATAGACCGGGGAGATTGGCGTTATACCCGGTTAGAGTGGCACAGATTCGAGAATACCACGTTAGAGGACGGAACAGAGGGAAAAGTATACCGCATTACCAACTACGCTTATAAAGCAAGAGTTGGAAGAATGGCAACAAACCAGTTAAGCATAGGAGATCCTTGCAAGCTGACGGAAGTAATAGAGTGGGCCAACATCGAACCAGATATATCCTTGTTGAATGTGGAAATGCCGCTGTTTGCGTATTTTAAGAATCCGGCGCCGAATCGCATTGACCGTACAAGCCCGTTAGGTGTTCCGGTGTGGCATAATGCTCTGAAAGAACTGAAGGATCTTGATATATCGTGGAGCCGGAAATCAACAGAAGTTGAGGACAGCAAGCACATGACTTTTGTTGCGCAGGCAGCTATCCAGTACGCGGAGCAGCACGGCGTTAAACTTCCGAGGTTCATTAGGGGTTTAGAAATGGGTGTAGATGCAGATAGCACAGTGCATGAGCATGTCTCCACCCTGCTTACAGATCAGCGTATCAAGGATATTAATTCTATCCTCGCTATGATTTCAACAAAATGCGGATTCTCACAGGGGATGTTTATACTGGACGAGAAAACAGGTATAATGACAGCAACACAGGTAGAAGCGGATGATCAGGAGACGATCAGAACGATTAAAAATATCCGTGACGCATTGCAGGACACCATTACACAGCTTTTATATGGCTGTAATGTTATGGCAGACCTTTATAGCAGCACGTCGCCGGAATTGTGGGAAACTCTTAAAGAGGGCATGTCTTTCAGCTTTGGCGATATTACATATAACTATCAGGAGGATATGGCGAACTGGTGGAAATATCGATTACAGGGTGATGTACCGCCGTGGATGTATTATGTGAAGTTTGAAAAAATGTCAGAAGAAGAAGCGAAAACTATGATCGAAGAATCAAAGGCGGCGCAGATGGAACAGGAAACACTATTTAGCAGATTTCAAGAAGAGTAAAGGAGAAAGACTATGGAACAGATTATGAACTATGTAAAACCGGAACTGATTGTTGTTGCAGTTGTGCTGTATTTTATTGGAATGGGACTGAAACAGGCGCAGGCTGTGAAAGATAAGTATATTCCGCTGATTCTTGGCGGAGTTGGTGTTGTCCTGTGCGCTATCTGGGTGATTGCCACAAGCACGATTGGAAATGGACAGGACATTGCAATGGCAGTATTCACGGCGATTGTGCAGGGCATACTTGTGGCAGGACTGAGTACATATGTAAACCAAATTGTTAAACAGGCGAAGAAAACGGAGGAATAAGTTATGTGTGATAAAAGACCGATGGAATTAAGAGACACTGTTGAAATGATGAACAGCGAGGATTACAAAGAACGTTTCAGAGCGGAATACTGTCAGACTGTGATCCGTTATGGAAAGCTGAAAAACATGCTGGACAGATGGGATGATGGCAATCTGAATTTTACGCCGACATGCCCGAGAAGCACATACAATATGCAGATTAGGGCAATGACCGATTATATCGCAGTTCTTGAAGCGAGAGCGGTAATGGAAGGTATCAATCTGGAGGGGTAAGACATGCTTACACCGGATTATCTGTACAGGATTACCGAAGGGGCTGAGGATATTGCTTCTCAGCTCCATGCGAATATAATCCAAAAAATCATAGAGCGTATGATGGCGAGAATCGGACGTGGAGAAGATTATCTTCTAACCGCCACTGACAAATGGCAGATTGAAGTATTGCAAGAGGCCGGATACCTTCTGGAAGATATTCAGAAAGAGATTGCGGACAAGACAAAGAAACAGGTCAAAGAGATTCAAGAAGCTATGGAGGACGCAGGAGTACAGGCGTTACAGTGGGATGATAAAATCTATCAGGCTGCCGGGTTGTCTCCTGTTCCTCTCCTGCAATCCCCGGCGCTTATGCGGATAATGCAGCGCAATTACGAGGCTACCACAGGAGAGTGGAGGAACTTTACCAGAACCACCGCAAACGAAGCACAGCGGCTTTTTATCAATCAGATGGACAATGCTTATAACATGGTTGTCTCCGGGGCTGTATCGTACACCGAGGCGGTCAGAGACGTGCTAAAAGAGATATCAGAAACAGGACTGAAAGTGAATTATCCCTCCGGCTATAAAATGAACATAGAATCTGCAACAATGATGATTCTAAGAACTGGAATTAGTCAGGCGGCTGGCGATATTTCGATAGAACGCATGAAAGAAATGGACTGGGACATTGTTCTTGTATCTGCACATCTGGGAGCCAGAACCGGTGACGGAGGACAGAATCCGGGAAATCACCTATGGTGGCAAGGTCAGTTTTATTCTCGTACTGGCAGAACGAAAGAATATCCACTGTTCAAGGAAACTACGGGTTATGGAACAGTTACGGGCTTGTGCGGAGTAAATTGTCGTCATAGTTTTGGGCCGGGCGATGGCGTAAACAATCCGTTTTCTGATAAAGATATAGCTTATGCGGATAATTACAAAATTGAGAAGATGCAACAGCGGCAACGGACATTAGAACGTCGTGTGCGTGATACAAAACGGAAAATCCAGAATATGCAGACCGCTATTGATAATTGCCGCGATGAAAAGCTGAAATTTGAATTGCAACAGGAATTTGACAGGAAGTCCTATCTGTTGAAAAAACAGACTGTTGCATACAAGCAGTATTGTGAGGAAAATAACCTAAAGCCTTATAATGAACGCTTAAAAGTTGCTAAGTTTGAGAGGAAAGAAGCTGCAAGAGCGCGTGAAGCTTCAAAGAGATATGAAAAAATGAAAAAAGAGGGTTAATTTCCCTCTTTGGAACTTTCTATATATTTCTTTAGAAGTTCTTCTAGTATAGCAGATACAGAACGCTTTTCCTTTATAGCAAGAATTTATGAAAGCGGCAGGGGCGGCAAGGAGGTATCAAAATGCGAAAGGTCAATAGGTGGCAACCTGTATCAGAATATAGCGGAGAAAAATATGATTGGGTGCTTGTAAAATATTATGATAATGACTATGAATGTGTACCGGTTGTTGCAGAAATGGGAAAAGACGGAAGATGGCATGACCGCATGGGATTTATAATTCCTTTTGATGTTCGTTACTTCTTCGATATGCAACAGCTTGATAAAGGAGGGGGAAATGAACAGATGGAAACTATACAATCCGAATCCTCATGGGAGTAATGTCGGTGACTGCACTGTCCGGGCAATCAGTAAAGCATTAAATCAGGACTGGGAAACGACTTATACTGGTCTATCTTTCATGGGCTTCTCTTTATCGGATATGCCCTCGGCTAATCATGTATGGAGTGCTTATATCCGTCGCAAGGGATTCAGGCGGCACATTGTAGATGATCACGGGCAGGATATTTACACTGTCCGGGATTTCTGTGAGGACAATCCTAAAGGCGTTTACATACTGGCGATTGACGGCCATGTAGTGTGTGTGCAGGACGGATATTATTATGATTCGTGGGATTCAGGAAACGAGATGCCTATTTATTATTGGGAGAGATAGTATGAAATTTGATGTTTTCGATATTAGGACGGATAAGTACCCAGATTTAAGAGATATTGCATTAAACGAACAATGGGCTAGTGGGCTTATGTATTTTGATATGGAGGGATTTTACATTAGCGAAGATGGTATACTTTGTATTTGTGATGAGTGTGGCAATTATCGTTATTGTCCGCATGGCAGATTTAAGATTGTGTTGGAACTTCCAGAATTAAGTCAAGCACATTCTTTTATATATTAAGGAGGTGCTGCACATGGGAGTAATTGATATTATACAGACAATACTTGCAATCTGTGGTGGTATCTCTGTTATAGGCGGTGCGGTTGCGGTGGTTAAGAAATGGATTGCCCCGGCGGTAAAATTAAATGACCGGGTAAAAGTGTTAGAAGATCATGACAAGAATGACTTTCAGGCGATTCAGGACATTAAAGAGCGTGACGGACTTATTATGGAAGCGCTGATCAACATGCTGAACAGTCAGATTTCCGGAAATAACGTTGAACAGTTAAAAAAAACGAGGGACAAGCTTATATCTTACCTGTCACAGCAGCAATAAGGAGAATAGTTTTGAAAGTGTATGATTTTACCGTACCGGAATTAGATTACTTCCGGGCAAAATGCAATTTCACAGAGGACGAACGTACACTTTTTGAATACCGGAGTAAGAACATGCCGCTTGAGCAGTGTGCGGAGCTGATGAATGTCAGCGTGTCAACTGTGAAGCGGTTGAGCAGGAAAGTGAATAGTAAGATTATAAGGGTGTGTTAAGATGAAAATAGAGATTGTAAAGGATATATTGTTTGATTTTTTTGGGATACTTGGAGTAATTCTAATTATGCTATTGATGATATGGGCAATTATATGTCTGTTTGATCGCATATTCAAATTTTCGAAGTATATTTTGAAGGATACATTAATACTATGTAAAAATGGAGACGTATCCTATAGTTGCGTTTCGGACTTAAAAGAAAGAAAAAAGATATTGTATAACGCGATTAAAAAAACAGAACGACTGGAAGAACTACATAAAAATATATGAAATGATACTTTCCTGATACTTTTAAAGAACTTTGACGAACTGTCAGAGTTCTTTTTTTATGCCTAAAATTAAGTCATAGAAAGTTATAGAAATAGTCATAGACCGGAGGGATAACATGGCATTACCGCTTTATGGATATAACCCGTATCAGTTCGGGCAGGTGAACCCGTTGCAGCCGCAAATGGACAGGCTGGCAAATATGCAGGCTCAATATCAGCAGCCGCAACAGCAAAATGTAAATCAGGGGATTCTCTGGGTGCAGGGAGAAGCCGGGGCAAAGTCTTACCTTGTGGCTCCGAATACAAGTGTTCTACTGATGGACAGCGAAAATTCTCAGTTCTACATTAAGACAACAGACCAGGCGGGTATGCCTACTCTCCGAACTTTTGTGTATCAGGAGGTAACAGGTGCGCCGCAGAACGGTCAAAAACAGCCAGAAACAAACCTAGACGATAAATACGTTACCCGTCAGGAATACAACGATTTACAGGGCAAATATGAAGAACTATACGGGCTTCTGGAAACAGCCACAAAGCCTACTGGAAAGGATGAGTGATATTATGGGAAATCCTCTTTTCAATCTTCTCGGTGGAAAAAACAACAACAGATCGGGAAATATGCTTCAGCAGTTCCAACAGTTCAAGAAACAAATGCAGGGGGTAAACCCACAGGAAGAAGTTCAGAAACTTTTACAGTCTGGGAAAATATCTCAGGCGCAACTTGACAAAGCCCAGCAGATGGCTCAACAGATGCAAGGGCTATTCAAATAGTACATAAATCAATGGCCATGATTTTGTAAATAAATTCAAAGGAGCAAAAGTTATGGATACAAATTATAGCTTAGCTGATATTGCTGCCGCAACTGGCGGCAATAGAAATAATGATGGTTTTGGAGATGGTAACGGCTGGTGGATTATCCTTTTCTTACTGTTCGGTATGTTCGGTTGGGGTGGATATGGATTCGGCGGTGGAGGCGGAGGTACAAATACTCCGGGATTTCAGGGATTTGCGACCAGAAGTGACATTGACGCTGCACTAGCTACTCAGGGTATTGATAATGGTATTACAGGTATCAGTACACAGTTATGTAACGGTTTTGCAGGCGTAAATTCTGCGATTGCTAATCTGGGATACCAGAATCAGCAGTGCTGCTGTGATCTGAAGCAGGCTGTCGGTGACGTCAATTACAATATGGCAGCACAGACAAATATCCTTCAGAACACGGTAAATAATGGTTTCCGTGATGTAATCGAGGCTCAGAATGCCGGAACACAGAGGATTATTGATACTATTACTCAGGACAAGATTCAGTCTCTCCAGACAGAATTACAGTCTGCACAGCTTCAGCTTTCCAACCAGGCGCAGACAACAAATATCATTAATGCTCTGCGTCCAACACCTACACCGAGTTATCCGGTTATGTCTCCGTATACTTCTATTATCAACCCGACAGGTTTTACCTTCGGTGTGAATGGATGTAACACGGGATGCGGATGCTGCTAAAAACTTCATATCGGAGTTTCTTTCAGACCATATTCCCTAAGCCGGGAAAAAGGTTCTGAATGTTCGGCAAAAGCCGTTATTACGTAAAGGGGTAGGCCGATGGTCTGCCCTTTTACGATATGAAAGGAGAAAAATTATGATTGAGTTATTAAATTCTACTGTCCAATCGGTAGAAATTGGACGAAATGTTGTATTTACGGATGAAATCGGAAGTAAATGCGGTGCAGAACGTCACAGAGCAGGGAGCGGTCAGCTTATGCTCGCAAAGCCCGGTAGATACTTAGTATCCTTTGCCGGAAATATCGCAGTCCCGGCAACAGGGGGAACTTTGGGAGAAGTATCACTTGGGATTGCCTTGAATGGTGAAGCGCTGACCGGATCTATTATGCGGATTACCCCGGCGGCAGTATCTGAGTATTTCAATGTTGCTACAATGCACTATATTGATGTTCCGTGTGGATGTTGTGCCACAATCACTGTACAGAATACAGGCGTTTCTGCCGTGAATGTTGACAATCCGAACCTGACAGCAGTCAGAGTATGCGGTTAAGAAAGGAGAACAGGCTATGAGTTATAAGTTAATGCAGAATATCAAGGATGAGCTTGATAAGATTGCGGAAAAGGGCCTGAACACAGGAAACCTTGAAACCGCATACAAACTGATTGATATGCTGAAAGATATGGAGAATGTCGAATACTGGAAATGCAAAGAAGGGTATTATGACGCTGTTCTTGCTGAAATGGAAGGCGGGTACAGTCAGGAAGGATACAGTCAGGCAAGGAACCGTGACAGCATGGGTAGATATTCCCGTGATGGCATGATGCCAAACTATGACAGTGATAATTCCTACCGTGGTACCCGTGGAAAGCATTATGTGAGAGGACATTACAGCCGTGCAAATGGTTCTGGCGAAGATACATATAGCAGATATATGGATCAAAAAAATTCCTATCGCTCTGGAAAAGATATGGACTGTAAACAGCGCATGCTTGCAGCTCTGGAAGAACACATGGATGCTCTTACCGGGGAACTGGAAGAAATGAGCCGGGACGCCGATTGTAAAGAAGAGCGTGAAACCATGAGGCGCTATATAGACAAAATCCGTGGCATGATGTAATAAAAAGGCGGTGGCTTCGGCTATCGCCTTAAAATATGGGTACAATGGAAAAAAATATATATGATAAAATATAAACAGAAAGGTGGTTAGGTCAATGCTTGATTTTGGATTTTATAATATGGATTGCATGGATGGAATGAAGGAATTTCCAGACAAGTATTTTGACCTTGCTATAGTAGACCCTCCATATTTTTCAGGACCAGAAAAAAGAAATTATTATGGAAGAAAGATAAGCCCGATAGGAGTACAGAGACACTACAAGCCTTCTACGGAATGGAAAGTTCCAGGAAAAGATTATTTCGATGAACTAAAAAGAGTGTCAAAAAATCAGATTGTGTGGGGATGTAATTATTTTGATTATCACTTTGGACCAGGGAGAATTATATGGGATAAATGTAATCAAGGAAGTGATTTTTCTGATTGCGAAATAGCGTATTGTAGTATGCATGATTCTGTACGTTTGTTTGCGTATATGTGGAACGGGATGTTCCAGGGAAAAAGCAGCGCAGAAGGTAGAATACAGCAAGGAAATAAGAAGCTGAACGAAAAACGGATTCATCCTACACAGAAACCGGTAATCCTATATGAGTGGCTTCTCTCAAGATACGCAAAAAGGAATGATAAAATATTGGATACGCATGTTGGAAGCGCGAGCAGTCTTGTGGCCTGCAGGAAGAATGGTTTCAACAATTACGTTGGGTTTGAACTGGATGAAAGATACTATGAAATTGCCAGAAAAAGATTACAGGCAGAAGAAAATCAAATGAATATATGGGATATTTTAGGAGTGTAAATATGGTAAAAGACGATTGGGTGTACTGCCCTATATGTAACAACAAAACTCGTACAAAAATTCGCCCGAATACGGTGGCAAGAAACCTTCCGGTGTTCTGCCCGAAGTGCAAAAATACATTCAATGCCGACATAAAGCCGGGATTTGATGTACAGACAAAATTATATACTGATTAGAGCCAGTTGCCAGACACAGAGCCAGTGAACTTATCGGAAATTCCGACAGGTTGACTGGCTTTTTCTTATATTTGACACCTCCTTTCTTAGCACACGTCCTTAAAAGAAACGGCTCCGGCCGGAGGTTGAAAATCGGATGCAATTTCCGGCGTGTGTATGTTGCCCGGCCGCTCCGTGGCTGATGTGAGAGTAGCGAAACACCTCACAGAGAATGACAATGCCCGTTATTGTACGGGAATCGCAACGGAACATAGCTCAGTAGGTAGAGCACCTGTCTTATACACAGCAAGTCCCTAGTTCGATTCTAGGTGTTCCGATTACCCTGACAGTGGTTTATCTGTCTGAATCCATTACCGCCGACGGGCGGTTAATAAGTAGACGTTTAGGAGGATAAATATGCAGAACATTGAAGCAATTTTGAAACAGTTCGGACTTGAAATTCCGAAAGAGTCGGCGGAAGAGTTTCGCAAGACTTTTCACGAAAATTATAAGACGGTAAAGGACTATGAAAAACTGGAAACCGACCGGGATAAGTGGAAAGGGCAGGCGGAAACAGCAGAAGAAACGCTGAAGAAGTTTGACGGCGTGGATCTGAAAACCATGCAGTCGGAGCTGAATACATGGAAGCAGAAAGCGGAGACAGCAGAGAAGGACTATGAACAGAAAATCTATGAAAGAGATTTCTCGGACACTCTGAAAAATGAACTTGAATCTGTAAAATTTTCCAGTGACGCAGCAAAGCGGGCTGTTATGGCAGAGATTAAAGAATCCGGACTGAAACTGAAAGATGGAAAGATTCTTGGATTATCTGACCTGATTGGGCAGATCAAAGAAAGAGATGCTTCGGCGTTCGTTGATGAAGGACAGGAAAAAGCAAAGCAGCAGGCGGCGAGGTTTACAACGCCGGGAACGGGAAGAACACCGGGCGGACACGGAACTATAACAAAGAAAGATATTTATGCAATCAAAGATCCGTCAGAGAGGCAGGCGGCGATTGCTGAAAATCTTGGATTATTTGGACAAGGAGAAGAATAATGGCAGCAAAAAACAACCTTATTAAAACCGCTGACATTCAGGTAACGGCAAGGGAAATTGACTTTGTTACCAGATTTGAGCGGAACTGGGAGCATTTGAGAGAGATTCTCGGTATTATGCGCCCTATCAAAAAGCAGCCGGGGGCTATCCTGAAAAGCAAATATGCAGAGGGAAACCTTGAAAGCGGAAATGTTGGCGAGGGCGAGGAAATCCCTTACAGCAAATTTGTTGTAAAAGAAAAAGAATATGCGGAAATGACCATTGAGAAATATGCAAAGGCTGTTTCCATTGAAGCGATTAAAGACCACGGCTATGAAAACGCCGTTCAGATGACAGATGATGAATTCCTGTTCCAGCTCCAGAGCATGGTAACTGGAAGATTCTATGATTATCTGAATACTGGCACCCTGACAGCGACAGAAACCACATTCCAGATGGCTCTTGCTATGGCAAAAGGACTTGTAGAGAACAAGTTTAAGATTATGCACCGGACAGCTACCGGAACCGTTGGTTTTGTGAATATCATGGATGTTTACGAGTATCTGGGTGCGGCGAACATCACAATTCAGAATCAGTTCGGGTTCCAGTATATCAAGGATTTCATGGGATTCAACACTATCTTCCTTCTGGCAGAAACGGAGATTCCTAGGGGGCGTGTGATTGCTACACCGGTTGAAAACATTGTCCTGTACTATGTTGACCCGAACGAGAGTGATTTTGTCCGCGCCGGTCTGGTGTATACCGTATCTGGAGAAACAAATCTTATCGGATTCCACACGCAGGGTAACTACAACACGGCGGTTTCCGAAGCGTTCGCAATCATGGGTCTGACCTTATTCGCAGAGTACATTGACGCCATTGCTGTTGTGGATATTACAGATGATACTACTCTTGGTACTCTGACTGTAGCATCTGCGGCAGGAACCGGCAGCGGCAATACAAAAGTAACTGTGGAACCTGCGCTTGAAACCGGACATTTATACAAGTACAAAACCGGAGCGTCCGCACCTTCCGTGGAATACGGTCAGAGCGTGAGAAACTGGACTGCATGGGACGGAAAGTCTGATATTGCGGCAACTACGGGACAGTACATCACCGTTGTTGAGTGCGACAACACTTATAAAGCACTGAAATCCGGAAATGATGAAGTAACATCTGCTTCCTGATGATGAAAGGAGCTGACCGGCATGGCATACGCCAATTATCAATTCTATACAGAAAAATATTACGGCGATACCGTGCCGGAATCCGACTTCCAGAAATACGCTGAACGTGCCAGTGACCGCATAAACGCAATTACTTTTGACAGGCTGGTAAATGGATTCCCAGAGGAAGAAAGAGCAGCTACAAAAGTAAAAAAGGCTGTCTGTGCGGTAGCTGAAGCACTGTACCATATAGACCAGATTAAAAAAGCGTCTATGGAATCTGTCGGAACCGTAACCAGAGAGGACGGAACAGTGGTAAGCAAAGCCGTTTCCTCTGTCTCTTCCGGTTCAGAGAGCATTTCTTATGTAACCGGTTCTTCCGGCGGCACAGAAAGCATTTACGGACAGGCAGCAGTTGATAAGAAAGTCGAAAACACATTGTTACATCAGGTTGCAACAGAATATCTGTCCGGCGTGACGGATAAGAAAGGAATTTGTTTACTCTATGCAGGACTGTAAAGTAAATGTCCTTGGAGCTGAGTACAAAGATATTTAAAGTATTTCAGGGGCTCAACATTTTGTAAAGGAGAGGGTATGAATGTATGACAAGACTGTGACTGTATTTAATAAGTACACCGACCAGAACGATAACATATATTGGTACCCTCATGTTTTACGCGGCGTTGATCTGATTATTGACAAGGCGGCAAACGTAGCAAAGACAGGTTTGGACAGTGCAGACACAGCGAATTTGCACGTGAAATACCATACCGTTGACGGCACCGTAATGGTAGGAAATAAACCATACTTGCCGCCCAAAGAATGGGAGAAACAACCAAATGATGATTTGCCAGGAAGTATTACCTTTGCTTCTGGGGATTTCTTCATGCAAGGGGAATATGCTGAAACGCCAATTTTGGATTCGGACTATGCAAACCGTGTGGATGGCGGATTTTATGATTATATCAACAAGCGGCATGATTATGTATTTTTGATAACCACAGTCGGCGGACCATATATCTTGATTCCGCATTTTGAGATTGGAGGGAAGTAGAATGGCAAGTAAAACATTTCATTTTCCGGGATTCTCTTTGGTGCAGGGAGATATAAAGGTTGATGTAAGTCTGAATCGCTTTGAAAAACAGTTTCAAGAAGCACAATATTACCTCGACAGCCAAATTATGAACGACATGGTGCCGTATATGCCGCATAGAGACGGAAACTTTGTCAACGTAACACGATTGCAAAGCGCGGCACTGGCAGGGAGCGGGAAAGTGGTTGCGGCGGCGCCACCTATGGGGCGATTTCTTTATGAAGGGAAAGTCATGGTTGACCCCGTGACTGGCTCTCCCTGGGCAAGAAAAGGAGCAAAGAAAGTTGTGACAGAGCGACCGCTTACATATGGAAATCCTAAGGCTACACCGCATTGGTTTGATACAGCGAAAGATGCACATGGAAAATCATGGGTGAAGGGAGTGAAGCGAATTGCCGGAGGCGGTAAGAAATAAACCGGTCAGATATGATGTTGACGGGTATGACATTACAACGAATGCATTAAAAGACCTTCTGAACTCGTTTCCGGGACTTTTGGAAGGTGAGAACATTAAGTTTGCTGCTTTGGAAGAAGATTCCGGCATATCGTTTTATCCGATTTCCGGCGCAGTTATCGCTACGGAAACAACATCTATTACCGGGAAAGTAAATCAGACATGTAACTATCCGTTTTATGTAGTGTACCGGACAGTGGCAGATTCTCAGGATTCTAAAATTGACATTAAAGAGTTTCTGGACAGGCTGGGAAAATGGCTGGAAAAGCAGCCAGTAACAATAGGCGGACGGCAGCAGAAATTATCTGCATATCCAGATTTGACGGGAGGGCGGGAGATTACAGAGATTTCCAGACAGACGCCGGCGTATCTGGACAACACATCGGAAGGAAACATACAGGACTGGGTAATCAGCCTTGCCCTTAGATACAAAAACATATTTTACAGAAATAAATGAAAGGAAAATTGATATGGCAAAATTAAATCGCGAAGCTTTAGCCCATTATCTTGATTATAGTTTTGGACTTAAAGCAGAGACTGCAACATGGGAAATCATTGGTGATGACATAGAAGAAATGGCTGTCGAGCTTAATCCAGACACGGAAACATTAAAAAATATTCTTGGTCAGACTAAGACCACTGATAACGGATATGAGCCGACGATGGATGCAGACCCATTTTATGCAGACCCGGATAAAAAAATTTATCCAAAACTTCGGGATATTGCGCTCGATCAGCTTAAAGGGGATGCCTGCAAGACGCTTATGTTAGAGGTTATTATCGAGGATACGGCGGCAGAAAATCATCTTGCATATGTACAGGAGGTTATTGTAAAGCCTCAGAGTTATGGCGGAGATACCGCAGGGTTAAATATTCCGTTTCAAGTGTCATTTAATGGGGCCAGAACAAAGGGCTATATAACGGCGTCTACGTTATCTTCCGGAAATCCGACATTTACAGTGGGAAACATTCCGGAACAGTCATCTTTATCATAGGGAGGCAATATGAGTAATAAAAATATAGTCAACAAAGAAAGAAATATGTTTGTTGATGATGATTCAGTTACTTACAACATCAGAAACAAACAAGGAAAATTACTTGGCAAATTTGAATTTCACCCCTCTGATACAAACATCGTAGAACGGTTTGGTGAAGTTGTAGATTATTTTAATAATTTGACACTTCCCGACAATAACGATGAAGCAATTAAGGTAGCAGAAAAAGAGCTTGTTGATAAAGTGAGTTACTTGATCGGCGCTGATGCGAAAGAAACGTTTTTCAATATCCTTGGCCCATTTTCCATTCTCTCATCTGGAGAATTGTTTGTCGAAAATGTTCTCGGAGCAGTGGCAAAAGTCATTGAAAAAGAAATGTCTGTGCGAACAAAGAAGTTACAGCGCCGCACAAATAAATATGTCAGGAAGTATCATAAATAATGTATGCATGGAAACTACCTACTTTTCTACGGGTAGGTGGTCGGAACTATAAAATTCGCACGGATTACCGAGCGATACTTGATATTCTGGCCGCCATGAACGACCCGGACATTCTTGAGCCAGATATGAGTGGAGAAGAAATAAACGCAGAGCGCATCATGACTATGCTGCAAATCCTATATATAGATTTTGAATCTATGCCAACCTCAGATTGGAACGAAGCGGCAGAGAAGGCTAAGGAGTTTATTGACTGCGGGATAAAAGACGATGGGGCACATAAACCACGGTTAATAGACTGGGAACAAGATGCACCCATCATTGTTCCGGCAATCAACAAAGTATGTGGGAAAGATGTACGCTCCGTGAAATATATGCACTGGTGGACGTTCCTTGGATATTACATGGAAATCGGAGAATGTACACTTGCAACTATTGTCAGTATCCGGGACAAGAAACGTCGGGGAAAGAAACTGGAGAAATGGGAACAGGAATATTACAGAAATAATAAAAAACTGATTGATTTAAAAACAGAAAAAGTAGAACGGAGCGAAGAAGAAAAAGAAGAACTCCGTAAACTTTTTGGATTAAAGTAGATCCGAAATGAGGGAAAGAAAATGGCTCAGGCCGACGGCACAATTTTAATAGATACGGAAATCAACGCTGACGGCATGAAGGCCGGAAGCAAAGAGGTAGAAGAATCAGTCCGTAAAATGGCGGACTCTGTGAATAATTTAGGGACAAAAGCAAAGGCGGCATTAAATAAGCAGGTCGCAAGCCTGTCAAAATTAAATCAAGAATACGCTGCGCAAGCAAAGAAAGTCGATGACTTAAAGAAAAAAGTCGCTGAGTATAGCAATCAGAAAATCCCAACACAGGAATATCGGGAGATTCAGGCTCAAATTGAACAGGCAGAAAAAAGGTTAAATAGTTTAATATCGGCACAAGAAAAATTTATTGCGCTTGGCGGAAGTGAAAATAGCAAAACTTATAAGCGTTATCAATATGATATTGACGAGTTGAGAAATACCATAAAATATGCCCGTGGCGAACTGCAAGAGCTTGAGAAAACAGGAAAAGCCTTTACGTTTGGCACACAGACCAAACAGGCGGCGGCAGATATGGAAAAGTTGGCATCAGCAGAAAGGCAACTTGCAGACCTAAACAACCGATTGGGAAATTCTTATTCTTCTATAAAAGGAAGAATCAGCGAATACAATAAACTTCTTTTAAGGTCTGATTCCTCACAGAAGAAGGCGACAAAATCCGGTAACAGATTTTCAAAATCGTTAAACAGAACAGGAAAGTCAGCAAATAATGCCAATATGGGAATAGGCCGGATGCTTGCATCCTCTATTCTTTTCAGTAGCGTATTCAGTGCTATTTCTCTGGTTACCAGCGGAATCGGAGAGGGAATCCAGAACCTTGCACAGTATTCCGATGAATTTAACCAGAATATGTCCATGCTGATGTCTGCTCTCACACGCCTGAAAAATGCTTTTGCTACGGCGTTCGCACCGATTCTTGACGTAGTAGCGCCGATACTCACAAGCCTTATTAATCTGTTGGCCGATGCCATTACTTATGTGGCTGCCTTCTTTTCGGCGCTTACCGGAAAGGACACATTCACAAAAGCAAAAAAAGTGCAGCAGGATTACGCCGAAAGTTTGCAAGATACGGCAGATTCGACAAAAGAAGCAGCTAAAGAAGCAGAAAAGTATTTGTCGCCTTTGGATGATATCAATAAATTTACGGAAAAAGACAAATATAAATCAAATAAAGGGGAATCCGGCTCCGGAGGGCTTTCGCCGGGCGATATGTTTGAGACGGTCAAAATTCCAGATTCTATAAAGAACATGGCCGATGAGGTAGGTAAAAAGCTTGCCGGAATTTTTGATGTATTTAAAAAAGCATGGGATAACAAGGGACAACCTGTTATAGATTCTGCAAGAGGGGCTTTAAATAGTCTGAAGACAGCGGCGTCGTCTGTTGGTTCAACATTTTATGAAGTGTTTACCAATGGTACAGGTCTTACATGGGTGGAAAGCCTTTTGAATTTATTGCGGTCAATGCTTGATGTTGTGCGCTCAATTGCAGAAGCATTTACAAACGCATGGAACAGCGGCGCAGGGTTTGAAAATGTTACAGCACTATTTAATATGTTTACAAACATTAATAACCTGCTTGCATCAATAGGCGATTCGTTTGTAAGAGTGTTCAGTAATGGGACAGGCGTAGCAATATGGACAAATATCTTACAGATTATCACCGGAATTTATAATACCATAGGAAATATAGCAGGCCAAATCAATAAAGCGTGGAACACAGCTGGTATTGGCGACGGAATATGGCAAGGAATTCTGAATATTGTAAATTCGGTGTTAAGTTTTATTAACCGCATCGTAACAGCCACAGCAAACTGGGCCGGAAACCTTAATTTTGTGCCGCTTTTGTCTTCCATAAAAAATCTGCTTAATAGTATATCTCCGGTGGTAGATACCATAGGAAATTTTCTTGGAAATATATATGAGAAAATCATATTGCCGATGGCAACAAAATTGATAGAAAACGTATTGCCGGCACTCATCAACGGAATATCTGGAATCTTTAACTTCTTATCTGAACATCAATGGATAATCGAAGCGGTTGGAGCGGCTCTGATTGGCGCATTTGTTACTTCTAAGGTTGCTTCTGCGATTTCTACTATTAAAACGGTGGCTACGGGTCTTTATACCGTGTTTGAAAGCGGCGGATTATTAGGCGTGATAAAAAAACTGGTTCCTGGAATTAGCGGAATTACGTCTGTGCTTGGAGGCCCTTTAACACTTGCCATTACAGCAGCTATTGCAGCAGGAGTGCTGCTTATAACACATTGGGATGATGTAAAAGCAGCGGCTAAAAAAGTAGCAGAGTGGATTGGCGACAAATGGGATGCGATCAAGAAGAAAACCGGTGAGATATGGGGAAATGTAACAGAAACTGCTGGTACTGCGTGGGACAACCTAAAGAGTTGGGCTTCGACAAAATTTGAAAATATTAAAAGTTCTGTTGTGACAGCGTGGAATACAGCAAAAGAAAAAACGTCTACGACTTGGGACAATATAAAGAAATCTGTTTTTACGACTTGGGAGAACTTAAAAACTGGTGCATCTGAAAAGTTTGAAAGTATTAAAGGTTCTGTAAGTACTGCTTGGTCTGATGCTAAAACTACATCCAGTAATACATGGAGAGATATTAAATCGACACTTGAAACTACATGGAGTAATTTAAAGAATACTTCAAAGACAACGTTTGATGATATTAAATCGAAAATTATCGATACATGGAAAAATACCAAAAAGAAAACAGGAGAGTATTGGGGAGAAATTTTAGATAAGGTTAAGGCACCGGTGAATGGAATTATTGGAGCAATCAACGGTATGATTCGTGGTGTTGTATCTGGAATCAATTCTGTGATTAAAGCACTTAACAAGATAAACTTTACTATTCCTGATTGGGTCCCTGCATTTGGTGGTAAGTCTTTTGGGTTTAATATCAGTACAATTTCAGCCCCACAGATTCCATATCTTGCTTCTGGCGCTGTTATCCCACCAAATAAAGAATTTCTGGCGGTACTTGGGGACCAAAAACAAGGGAATAACATCGAAGCCCCGGAAAGTCTTATTCGGCGTATTGTTCGGGAAGAATCCGGTAGCAGCAGAGGGAACACCTATGAAGTAAACGCAAAGGTAGGCAGAAAAGAACTGTTTAGGATCGTTATTGACGAAGCAAAAATGCAGAGAACACAAACTGGAAGAAACCCGTTTGAATTAGCATAGGAGGTGGATTTATGGCGCAGCAGCATTTAAAATTTGGCGATTATCAGCCACCAGACCCGGATGAGGATGGATATACTCCGTCATACTCCACCACATCCACCTCGGGTTCTGGACGAACGCAAAGGGGTGTTATGAAAAACTCTGTAATGTTTACAGTGGAGGCCTATAATCTCAAGTGGACTAACATTAAAGCTAGTGTGGCAAGAAGGATATTTCAAGAAACAGTTAATAAAAGCAACTTTGATTTTTACCATTTTTGCACACATAAGGGCAAGTGGGAAACATCAAAATTTTATGTCGCAAATTTTAATTTTCAATTCGACCGGCTGAACGAAGACGAAGAAAGAATCAAACAGCTAAACTTTCAGGTGACAGCAACTAATCCGATATAGGTGACAATATGAAGAATGTAAGTAATGAATTTAAAAACATCATAAAGTCGGGCGGACCGTTTTATACATATGCTACCACAGTATTAGCAGATGGAACATCTCTCACGTTTGATTCATATAATGATTTTTCCGATGATGGAAATACTTATTCCGAATCTGGAGGAAGTGGGTTCCCTCTAGGAGTAGCGTTATCAAAACAAATTACAATCAATCTTGATAATATAGACGGAAGATTTTCAGGGTATGATTTTTACGGCACAGTTATAACGGTGTACACAGAAGTAGATCTGCCGGACGGAAACAATGAACGCATACCAGAGGGAAGATTCACAGTTATTGACAGTGTGGATCCGGGGGATGTGCTTGAAATTGTAGCATATGACAATATGTATAAGCTGGATACTGATTTTGCATCAAAGCTGACATATCCAGCCACGTTGCAACAAATCTGGAACGAGCTATGTGCTTTCTATGATTTGACTAATGGCAGCCCATCATTCTCGAATAATGATTTTACTGTGTTATCTGCTCCAACTGGTCTTACCGGGCGAGAAGTGGCAGGGTATATTGCGCAAATGGCAATCGGAAATGCGGTATGTGACGCAAATGGCAGATTGTGCATCAAATCTTATAATTTTATTCCTTTTGATAATACGGAAACAGTTTCTGTCGATGACATAGAAACCGAATCAGGTGTACATATCTTATCAGATTTTACAAGTGACCCGGATATCGGTACAGACGATATATCTATCACAGGAATCATGACAACTGTAGAAGGCTCTGAATCAAACGAAAATACCACACTCTTATATGGTACAGATGTTTATGCGCTGTCTATTGATAATCCGCTGATCTCGGGTAAAGAATCCACTGCAATAGCTATTATCGGTGATGCGCTAATCGATGTTACTATTCGACCGTTTTCAGGAGATTTTTCCCCGAATCCGACCATCGAAATTATGGATTTGGTATATATTGTAGATAAGAAAAACAATATATATAAGTCATTTGTGACAGAGAATGATTTTGAATATCTCGGTTGCAGCAGTATATCTAATGGGACAGAATCACCGGAAAGAAACCGGTCGATATACAGTGGAAATGACACAGAAGTATATCGCCGTGTACAACAGCAGATTAATAATCAAAAAAATGAATTTGAAACAGCAGTTGGAAATTTGGAGAACCAGTTGCAAAACTCCAGTGGATTATATGAGACCGACGATGTGCAGCCAGACGGATCCAGAGTGTATTATTTCCATAATAAACCTACACTGAAAGAATCAGATACAGTTATTAAGATTACATCGCAAGCCTTAGGTATTTCTACGGATGGTGGCGTGTCATATCCGGTTGGTATTACCGTAGACGGCGAAGCAATTGTATCTATCTTACAGACTGTTGGTATTAACGCTGACTGGATTAATACCGGAGCTATTCAAGTTTCAGATGATGAAGGGAATATTATATTTTCTGTCAATATGGATACAAAACAGATTATCATATCTGGTGATTCTGTGCGCATTGGAGGGAAAACAGCGACAGCAGCCATTAATGACGTATTACAGGAATCAAAAGATTATTCCGATGGGAAGCTAGCGGACTTTGCAAATATTGTAACAGAGGATTTATCCAGCTTGCAGGCACAAGTCGACGGCCAGATTGAGACATATTACAAAGACTATGAGCCGTCATTACAGAATTATCCAGCAAACGAGTGGACAACCACAGAGGAGCGTAAGAAGCACGAAGGAGACTTATTTTATTGGAGATCTAAAGGGTATGCGTATCGCTTTTTTCAGGACGATGCAACGTGGAAATGGCAGCTTGTACAGGATACAGATATTACACAGGCTATGGCAACTGCTGAAAAAGCGCAGGATACCGCAGATGGAAAACGCCGTACATTCGTAGTTACGCCGCAGCCACCGTATGATATTGGTGATTTGTGGACAAATGGCACAGATGTACTTACCTGTGTGGTAGCACGCCCGCAGGGCAGCGTATATGCCTCATCTGACTGGCAGAAGTTAAATGAGTATACGGATGATACTGTGGCCAATGAAGCATTGGAAGAAGCAAGAAAATCCCGAAACCTGAATATTATTTTAGACAATGAATATCAGGGAATACCGGCAGATTATCAGGGAAACATATCAGAATTTCCCACCGTCCAGACTGGTGTACAGGTGCTGTACGGACATGAAGATGTGTCCGTCAACTGTATCTATGCTATTACAAAATCAAGTAGCGTTACGGGAAACTGGAACAACACAACAAGGATATACACTGTAACTGGATTATCAGAGGATACAGGTTGGGTAGATATTACTGCAAGCTACCTTGACATTTTTACTGTGACAAAACGGTTTAACGTCCAGAAAGTAAAAGGTGGAGCTCCGGGAGAAGAAGGACAGCAGGGGGAGAAAGGCGATCCGGGACGAACGTATATTATAGAACCGTCTGTTAATGTGCTTAAACGTTCGCATGATAACTCTATTGCACCGAATTTTATTGAGTTTAGGGCATATTATCGGGACGGAAACAGCGCAACCCGTACTACTTATTCTGGTCAATGGATAATCGAAGAGACAGCAGATGGAAATGAATGGACGACGATATATACATCATCTTCGAACGAAAGTTCAGTAACGCACTATCTTTATTCCATGATCGCCGATTCGGATGGCTCGGCGATTGCAAATGCAAACGGTGACACTATCGGTATACCACGAGATATAATTGCTCTCCGGGCTAAATTGTATGCATCTGATGGCACGACAAATCTGTTAGATATGCAGAGTGTGGCTGTGGTCATTGATGCGGATAATTTGACCCATGAAGAAATATTTGATTTACTGACAAATAAAGGGGCGGTCCAAGGAATTTATAAAGAGGGGAATCAGCTTTATATTAATGCCGAATACATTAAGTCTGGAACAATGTCAGCTGACAGAATTTATGGAGGCGCTTTAACTTTGGGAGGATTTAATAACAATAATGGCATAATAATTACTCAAGATGAAAATGGGAATGTAAAATCAAAGATATCTAACGATGGAATTAAGTTCTACGAATCATCACAAATGGTTGGGAAAATAAACCCTGTTTATTTTAATGATATAGGCAGAGGTGCTTTAGTAATATCAGGAAAAGAAGAACTCTACGAGGGAATTGTTGCGTTAACAACAGGTTATAGAAATGGTAGTGACATTACTAATTGCGATATTGTACTATCTGAAAAAAATATTTCTGGATTACATAGCGGAATAAATATCTTAAATGATATTTACATGAGGAAAAAAAACAATTTAAATCCTTCGATTATTTTTGACAATGCTCATATTAAGCCTGTAGATCTTGATTCTCCGGAATATAGAAACTTTTTAGAAATAGCTGTACGTGATGGCGAAGATGTGACTATTACCCCAAATAAATACCCGCCTACCGGAAATTCTGTATTAAATATTGAAATGGATATGAACATGCATTACAATGAAATACTAAACCAGTCAGACGAAAGGGTTAAAGCGGACATATCTCCATTCTTAGAAAAAGCAATAGATATTATAAACAGTATACAAATATATGAATATACATGGATAGAATCTGGAAAATTAGAAAAGGCAGGGTTTATAGCCCAGCAATTAGAATCTGATGTTAAAGCAGATTTCACAAAAGTGGGAAAAGACGGGGTTCACACTGTAAACACAATGAAAATGATTCCATATTTAGTAAAATCTGTACAAGAATTGTCAGAAGAAATTGAATCATTAAAAAAAGAAATCTGCGACCTAAAAGGAGAATCTTATACTCCTAAAAAATCCAAAAAAGGTAAATGGAAACCGTCTGATATATCTATTGAAGAAAAACGAGAATTTATAAAAAAAATCAGGCGTACACCAAGGGAGGAATAGTATGGCTTTTTCGGGTATAACAAAGTTCATTAGTCAGCTTACAGCCACAGAATCTATATCTGATACAGATAATTTAATCGTAGGTAATACAGATGCAAAAAAGATAACATGGGCGCAAATTATCGCACTCATTAAAACAAAATTAAATATTGGTAATACAAGTTTAGACGGGATTGGAGATGGCACTCTGACCGGAGCCGTTGCTGAATTGAATAGCAATTTAAAAAAGAATTACGTACAGGGTGGGATAGAAACTACAAGAAATCTCAATGGATATTTCCGCTCTGTGCGTGTTGTATATCCGATCAAATACAAAACAGTCCCAAACATTGCCGCTACGGTAGTAAATAATCAAAATACTGCTACTGATGCAAGGGTTACCACACTGATTAAAAATGTATCGAATACAGGAGTAGATGTGTTTGTAGGAGATCCAGAAGGAGCAATAGATACCTACAATTATCAAGTGCAATGGATTGCTGTGGGTGAGATCGATTAATTATATCGCCTCAAAAACATGTATGTTATCGAAATAAGTTGCGATGGAAAACAAAAAACATATGAAAGGTGCACTATACATTGATTTAAAGGTTAAGCTACATAATATGATATTGCGCCGTAGAATGTACCATAATATGTATCCTCTAAACCGGAATCTTTATTATTATAGACCGATGCAACCCAAACAAAAAGTGTGCCATCTGGTCTAACCCCCATAATCCCGTTTGTAACAAAAGCGTTGCCGACTGTGCGCATACAAGCCCCTAATACATCCACCGGGAGACTATGTCTATCTTTTTCCGGCAACACATATCCATCAAGCACGGATACATCTCCAGCAATATGGATGATTCTTTGCTTCCCGCATCGTTCTATTGTTAATGCATTATTTAGCTTTTCAAAGCTTGGATTTAAATTGCTATTCAATTAAGGACAGAGCCTGTTTTATAGTAACTTTTTATAAGTACGACAAAAAGACCTCCGTTTTCGCAGGCCAAAAAATATTTGTCATGGTTATATATTGTTGTTATGCTATGTATTTTTTATGAGAAAGTCTCACTCCTTCTTGGGATACTGTGCAATATATCATTGTTGTGTCCATTTTTTCGTGCCCCAGTAACTGTCGCACCTCTTGTACCGGCATTCCACGATTCAAAGCATTCGTGGCCATTGTCCTTCGGAACCGATGCGGATGTACATGATCTACACCGGAAGACCGTCCAATACCTCGAAGTATCGCTTCTATACCTTCTTTTGATAATCTCTGATGTGGCTTTTTTATTCCAACAAATAATGCCGGATTATCGTCCGTCCTGGAATCTAAATATTCCCGAAGATGGATACAGGCTTTTGAATTAAGATATACCACCCTTTCTTTTGCCCCTTTTCCGAAAACCACACATTCGCTTTGGTTAAAATTAATCTGATCACGATTCAAGCGCACGGCTTCGCTCACCCGGACGCCTGTAGAATACAAAAATTCGAGTATGGCAAGATCTCGCTCCCGTTGGCAATTCATTCTGATTCGTTCCATCTCTTCGCCTGAAAACGGCTTTTTTATTACCTTGTCCGCTTTGATTCTGCCGATGCGTCGCATCGGATTTTTCTTAATCAATCCCTCTTCATACAGCCAACCGAAAAAACTAGATAGGCAGAGCCGCATGTTTTCCAGCGTGACGTTGCTCACTTTTCGCTTTTCTTTGTATGCTGCCAAAAAGCAACGCAGGTCGTTGGTGTCCAGATCTTGCAATGGGCATCTGAGATTTAAAGCCAATTTTTGCAAATGGAACTGATATGTTTTTACTGTATGCTCAGAGCACCCGGCCAAATGTTTCACCGTCAGAAATCTTCTGACTATTTTTTCGGCATTTCCGTCATACGGCACAATTTCATGGGATTCCTTTTCCATCTGATAATCATCTAAGATTACCGAAAGTGTCCATTCAAGTACTGTTGCTTGCTCTGGCGATATGTGATTACCCATTTTCTCCAGCACTGTAGCGATAAATTCTTCTTTCATAAAATAAGACCTCCTGTATTTTTTCTAATTATACAAAAGATCATCTTTTATTTTGGTTATTAACTTACTTCATTTAATAGCAATATAATTCCGGATTATTCCCAGCAAACTTTACTGCTTAACGGAAATGGCGAACATACCGTGTCCAGAAGTGGATGGGTACAGGTTTATGCAAGAAATTATGCTGCCGTACCCAAAGCTATCCTAAGGCTCAGCATTAACGGGAAACTGGTTGACGAAACTTCTGGGTCGAGCGGAACAGATACCAATTATATGTATTATATGTCTGGTTTGTACCCGGTTAAAAAGGGGGATGTGATAAAAGTTGCTGATGCATCATGGTCACAGCAAAATTATATCTACTTCTATCCATGTAGGCCGTTTTTTGGCTAGGCATATTCGGTCATCCATAATATGCGAATAAATAATTCATCCGGACATCGTATGTAATTTTTCTGTCTATTTTGACCTGCAATATGTCGTTATGGAAATACGTTCCCAGTACGACAAAAGCTTTAGCAGCATAATCTCCATTGGTTACACAAGCAACAACCTGACTTGTGTTTAAAGTTGCCGGGTCAACGCCAAGAAGGTGAGCAACTTCGTTTTTAGAAAATAATCCAATGGTATCAACCGCATTACCACCAACATTAATAGATTTTGACCCCTGAAAAAACTTTTTTACATTACCTAAATTGCTATTCAATTCAACAATAGCTCCGGTCAAAGTATCATCTCCAATTCCTTTTATACTTTTGTGTCCAATTATCGTATCAATAAATTTTTTAAGTCCTGCTTTATCTAAATAACTCATTGCATCCTCCTCAATTAACGTATAAAAGATCTGTGATTTCCTGATCGGTAATCGGTGTAATCTCTTCTTTCAGTTTATCTAGTCCTTCTCTAGCCGTTGCGTCGATTGTCCCGGACACCGCATCTGCATAGCATTGCTTTATACCATCGTGTATAGCCTGACGGACATCTCGCCCATAGATTCCTTTTAAAATAGTTTCTAAACATTTATTGATTATCTCATTCATTTCTTCACTCCCGAGCTGATAGCAGCTCCAATATTTCTGCATCAGTAATAGATTCCGGCGGATCTATTGTAATATTTTCTTCGCTACCGTCTTGTTTTGTAATTATAATCGTGGACCCTTTTGACTCAACCTTTGTTATTGCGCCGATGGCGCTTGCAGCGTCATAAGCAGCCAGTGCCGCTGTTTGCACCATCTTTTCTTCCCTTCTTGTTTGTAGCTGCGTGTAAGATTTTAAAGTAGCCCCAAGAGTCACGCTGCTGTTTGACGGCTTTTTCAAGTCAATGACTGCTTT